CCCGGCGATGTCACCGACTACGAGTTCATTCGGGCGACGATCCTCGATGACATGGACATGTTCGAGGTGCAGTCACTGGGGCTGGACATGTGGAACGCGACGCATCTGGCGAACCAGCTCTATGACGACGGTGTGCCGCTGGTGAAGGTTCAGCAGGGGTACCGTACGCTGTCCCCCGCTTTGAAGGAGATCAAGCGCCTGGCCGCGCAGGGGAAGCGTGGCGCGGAAATGATCCGACACGGCGGCAACCCGGTCATCCGGTGGATGGTGGACAACCTGGCGGTGGCCATGGATCCGGCGGGGAACGTGAAGCCGGACAAGAAGAACTCAGGCGACAAGATCGACGGGATCGCGGCACTGGTGAACGCCGCCAGTGAGGCCATGGCGAAAGAGCGGCCATGGGCTGACGACAGCGCAGGGATCGCGTTCATCTGACACAAGGGCAAGGGAGGCACGGCATGAAGCACAAGCGTGTGTACAGGGTGACTCTTACAGATGAAACGACCGTGTCCGGGCGCCTGGTCTGGTCGTGGGGCTGGTGGGCGTACCGGCTGGTCGAGGTTACGGTTCAGCCGGTCGCGGTGAGTGAGCCGGTGAAGGTTGCTGGTGCGCTGATCGTGCCGCGTCGCTCTATCCATCTTGTGCAGGAGGTTCCAGCATGACGAGCCTCATTAGTACCGCAGGTGATGCGGTGGTGATCGGTGGCGGGTATCCGACGGCTTCCACGTGGGGTGACAGCATCCGCGTCGCAGACCCCGGCCGACCACTCGTCGAGTACACGGCGGAGCCCACGAACCCGCTGACGCTGTGGAAGACCCAGCCGTCCCTGCGCAAGGTCGTCTCCTACGTCGCCAGACAGATCGGCATGATCCCCTGGCACGCCTATAAGAGGGTCGATGACACCGACAGGCAAAGGGTTTCTGGAAGCCCAGCGGAACGCATTCTCGCGAGGCCTTCGAAGCTCAGGACCAGGACGCACCTTATCCGTGCTCTGGTGACTGACCTGATGATGTTTGATCAGTGCTTGGCTTTGTATGGGCCGAAGGATAAGGCGTTGATCCGGATTCCCCCGGCGTTGATTGACACTCGCTCCGATTATCTCGGTCAGCCGTACAAGATCATCATCAAGGCCCCGGAGGGCGTTGATGACATCGACGTGACGGATTGGCCGAAGATCTGGACTGACGGGTGGCACCCGACGAAGGCGGGCGGCGTGTCCCCCATGTTCACGTTGTCGGCGATCCTCGACGAGCAGCGCAAGGCCGTGGACTGGCGTACCAGACAGTGGGCCGACCGGCCCAAAGTGGCTGGCCTTCTGAAGCGACCGGCCGAGGCTCCCAGGTGGTCGGACGAGAACCGGGAACGCTTCCTACAGGCCTGGGACCGGTTTAAGGCTGGTGCTGTGGATGGGTCAACACCGATCCTCGAGCATGGCATGGAGTACGAGCAGTTTGACGGGATTAGCCCGTCGGATGCCAACGACATCGAGGGCCGCAAGCTCACCGACGCTGAGGTCGCCTCCGCCTTCCACATCCCGCCCGAGTTGGTGGGAGCCAGGGAAGCCACGTTCTCCAATGTGGACGCGTTCCGGCAGATGCTCTACGGACCGGTACTCGGCCCCGTCATCACCGACCTTCAGGACGCGATCAACGCGGGCGGCCTACTGGATGCCGTCGGTGCAGGCGAGAACACATACATCGAAGCGAACCGTGAGGCTGTTCTTGCGGGCAGCCTCCTCGAGCAGGCCCGCTATTTGCAGACCGTGACCGGCCGACCCGTGATGACGGCCGCTGAGGCGCGAGCACGCATGAACCTCCCCCACCTTGAGGGCACTGACGAGCTGATTGTGCCCCTGAACGTGGTGGAGGGCGGGCAAGCGTCACCCACGGATTCCGGGGATCAGAACGCACTGAACCCCGGCCATGGCGACGACACGGCTGAGGGCATCGAAGACAACCAGTAATAGGAGGGCTGTGATGGTCCAGACACTTGACCGTGTGGAGGTTGCGAAGTCAGCGCCGACCACCATCACCATGAAGGCAGTCGACCCGGCAGCCTCGGACCCGGCTGGTACTGGCGAGTTCGAGGCGCTGGTGTCCGTGTTCGGTAATACCGATTCCTACGGGGACATCGTCGAGAAGGGTGCCTTCCGGGAAACGTTGGCCGACTGGTCGGTGAAGGGCGCACCCATTCCCGTGGTGTGGTCCCACGACCTCACCGACCCGGATTCGATCATCGGGAAGATCGTCTCGGCTGAGGAGACCGATCAGGGTCTTCGTATCAAAGGCCTCCTCGACCTGAATCATCCGAAGGCGGCGCGTGTTCACCAGCTCATGCGTGACGGTCTGATCCGCGAGTTCTCCTGGTCGGGAATCGTCACGGATTCGGAGCCGGTGGAGAAGTCCGGTGATGACATCGCCGACCTGTTCGGTCCGATGCGCATCAAGTCCGTGGATCTCTGGGAGGCTGGCCCGTGCTTCAAGGGCGCCAACCCTGACACGGAACTGCTGGCCGTGAAGGCACGACAGGTCGCCAAGGCAGGCCGTGTCCTCTCGAAACCGAACCTCGAAGCCATCCAGGACGCCTACGACCGGCTTGGTGAGGTCATCGACAAGGCGAAGGCCGCTGAGGGCGATGACGAGGACGACGGCGACGAGGACGGCCCCGCATCAAGTGGCGCGGAGAAGTCCTCGTCAACCCCAGAACCATCCCAGGAACCAGTCGTTGAACGCGCCAGCGCCAGCGACATCAAGGCGCGGCTGCTGGCCGCCGCCACCAACTAACAGAAAGGCGGACCCCTCATGGACCGCAAGCAGAAGCTCCAGGCGCTGGCCTCTGAGGCCCGCGACCTTACCGCGAAGGCTCAGGACGGCACCCTCACCGACGAGGAGTACGAGCGTGTCGATGCCGTGGCGAAGGAACATGCCGATCTCACCGCGCAGATCGAGCGCGACGAGCAGGCTGCCGCTTCGTTGAAGGCTCTGGCTGGTTTCAGTGAGCAGTCTTCTCAGGAGGATGCTCCCGGCGTGCGCAAGGCCGCCCCGGCAACCCTCGGTGAAGCGTTCACCGGCTCGGAGGCCATGAAGTCCTTCCGCGCCTCGAACCGGTCCGGGATCTCGGACGGCACCCCCATCCGAGTGGAGGCCAAGGCTCTTGGCCAGCGTGGCCGCCGCGCCTTCAAGGCCGACCCGGCGCCCCTGAACACGGTCAACAACGGTGACCTTGCTCCGACCCGCCTCCCCGGCGTTGAGGATCTCGTCTACCGTCCTCCGCGCACGGTCCTCGACGTCATCACGCACGGCACCACGGACTCGCAGTTCATCGAGTACCGCCAGGTGATCTCCAAGACCAGCAACGCGGCCATCGTCGCTGAGGCCAAGACCACCACCGGCACGGACGCCGCCGGTGGCCTGAAGCCCCTGTCTACCCTGGGGACCCAGGTCGCCAACGCCTCGGTGTACACCTACGCCGACGGCATGGAGGTTACCAACCAGGAACTCGCAGACGACGGCGTGATCTCCACGCTGATCAACTCGACCCTCACGGAGAACCTGGACATCCTCACCGAGGAAGTCCTCCTGAACGGGTCGGGCACCAACGGGATCCCCCGTGGCGTGTTCAACACCACCGGCGTCCTCCAGCAGGACTTCGCCGTGGACGCGCCCACCTCGATGCGTAAGGCCATCACGAAGCTGCGCACCACCAGTGGCGCCCAGATCCGTGGCTTCCTCCTGAACCCGGAGGACGACGAGGCCTGGGATCTGCTCAAGGATGCCGACGGGCGCTACCTTGGCGCCGGTCCGTTCTCCGCAGGCACCCCGCAGGCGTGGGGGTATGAGCGCATCGTGTCCCAGGCGATCCCGGTGGGCACTGTCCTCGTTGGCGACTTCTCCACGATCCAGCTGCTGGACCGTGAAGCACTGTCGGTGACCGCGTTCAACCAGCACAAGGACTACGCGCAGCGCAACCTGGTGTACATCCGTGCTGAGAAGCGCGCCATGCAGTTGATCCGCAACGCGGCGAAGCTGGCCATCGTGGACATCAAGGGCGCTTGACCCGCACCTCGTGAGGGGGGCACCACTCGACCAGTCATGGTTTGGGTGGTGTCCCCCTTTTCCATGCCGGATTTGAAGTACGGAGGGACGGCTCTCATGAGCATGATCATTTACAACGGTGTCCGGTATACCCCGGATGACGCGCAGCGTCTCGGGCTGCCTACCAGTGGTGCCGTGAAGGGTGCAGCACCGCAGCACGCCCCCGTCGTGAAGCCGCAGAACCCGGCCCCGCTGTCCACCAGCACCGTCCTGACCGGCGACCGGCCCGCTGTGGCTGCGTCGAAGGCCGACTGGATGCGTTATGCCCTCACTCAGGGTCTCGACGCTGCCGACGTGGACGGGCTGACGAAGGCGGAGTTGATCGAGCTACTCAAGGAGTCGTAGGTCATGGCCTGGGACAAGGGCAAGTACCTCGCCGACCCGGAGGAGTTCTCGGACTTGGCCGGTGTTGGCGTTGACGACAAGGCGGCGTTGCGTGCGTTGCGGCGTGCGTCGGACCGGTTCCGGGGTGCCGTGAACTGGCTGGTCACCACGAGCGCATACACGACCACGCTCTCCGGAAACGGGTCCACGATCCTGCGCCTCCCCGCCATGCAAATCGACCCCACCCTGGTGGATGTCGATATTGATGGCATCCCATTCGCGGGCTTCACTGTCGCCCCGCGCACCGGGCAGCTGATCCGAGCGGACGGGTGGCCGGTCGGCGTGGAGAACATCCACGTCGCCTTCACTGCCGGGTGGGAGGAGCCCCCACAAGACGTGCAGGACGTTGTCCTTGACGCCGCAGGGATCGGCCTCGATGCGGCATCCGCTGCTGTCCAGTCTGTCACCACGGGCTCGGAGACCGTGCAGTTCAACACGGCGTTCCTGCAATCCGGTGGCACCACGAGCCTCTGGGCTGAGGTCGTCGATAAGTACCGGATCAACGCGGCAGGTGATCGGGTATGAGACCACCACGCATCCTTCACGACGACAAGGTCACCATCGTCCGGGTGGTGAACGGGGCGCCCGATGGTGACGGCGTACCGGTCACAGTGACCAGCCGGACCGAATGGCCTGGCGTGAACGTCCAGCAGGTCGCCGCTGAAGACCTCACCGACCACGAACGCGAAACGCAGGTCGTGAAGTTCAGGGTGTCCGGCGCGATCCCCACCGTCCCAGTCCATAGCACTGACCGGATCGAGTGGGACGGCGCCGCATTCGAGATCGAAGGTGACCCCGACACGAGGCGGGGCCGATACCGCATCGAGCACACGTCACTGACGATGACGAAGGTGAGGGGATGACATGGCACGGCAACGTTTCACCGGCCTCGGTACCGAACGGCTCAACGAAGTTATGCGCTCCCCCGAGGTCATGCAAGCCCTTGAGAGGCGGGCGACCGCGATGCTTTCACGGACACGGGCTCTGGCCTACGCCGCGAACCAGCCGCTCTTCGCCCGGGCACTCCGAGTGGAGACCGGTGTTCGACCCGGCACCCAGTCCCGGCTGGGTATCCGCCGCTCCTACGCCCGTGTCACCGCGACCCTGACTCCGGAGATCATCGCGGAGGGCCGCCGTGCGGTGCGTGCGGGGAAACCCAACCGGCAGATGATCCTACGGCGTGGGGCAGTGTGATGGCCCGGTATGGGCGGGTTGAACCCGCACTCATCGCCCACCTCACTACTGCGACCGGGCGGCCCGTATTCACGGAAACCCCGGATGACCTCGACCAGTACCTCCCGGCCTATCAGGTCGGAGTGGTTGGTGGCGCTGACCCGTCGAAGCCGATGGAGGAACGCACCGTCACGGTGGAGGTCATCGCCTACGCCGCCACCCGCCCACTCGTGTGGGCGGCCGCAGAGGACGCCGACGACGCCATGCACCGCCTCGCCGGGCAGGCACCGACCGGCGTCTACGTCGATGACGCCCGCAACACGTTCGTCCCCGCGATCCAAGCGCACCAGAACCCCGGGATCAGGGCGTGCCACTCCATGTGGGCGATCACCCTGCGCCCCCGGCAGCAGTAACCCCAAGTTCACGCGTCCCAACCGCGTACCAGCATCAGAAGAAAGGGACGGACCATGTCCGAACTCACCAGCATTATCACTGACCGCGACGACAACGTCCGCAAGTGGGGAATCGTCGCCGTGGGCATCGCCCACCCCAAGGCGGCATTCCCCGTCCTCCCGGAGGCGTGGTTCGACGCTGCCACCCACGAACCCAAGATCCCCACCGGGATCAAGTTCATCGGGCACCTCACCACTGAGGGCGCCAACGTCTCCTCGTCCATTGACTCGGACAAGACCACGATGAACAACAGCCTGGACCCCGTGCGCTCGGATGTGACCGGCCGCGAGCAGTCCATCAAGTTCACCGCCGGTGAAGCCAACGCCTTCATCCAGGCCATCAACCACGGCATCCCGTTCGAGGACTGGCCGGAGTCCGCCCAGGGTGCATGGGGCTTCACGGACGGCGCGCTCGCCGGGCTGCCTGAGTACCGCGTCGTGCTGCTGGGTCAGGACGGCGTTGGCGATCAGGCCATCTACCGCGTGGAGGCAGGCTTCCGGGCCAAGCGTTCCGACGCTGGAGACCGCGCTCTGTCCCGTGCTGACACCGAGAGCACGGAGTTCACGTTCGATCTGCTGCGCGATGTGGAACTCGGCCTGTCGATGCTGCGCGCCCAGGACGGCCCCGCCTACCACCAGGCCGCCTCGGGCGGATCGGGGGAATGACAGCCCTCTACACCGGCGCCTACTGACGGTGTCGGTGTAGAGGCTGCCCCGCGCCCTGAAAGCACGACGAGAGGAGAGCCTCATGGCTACATGGACCACGCCGCTTCCGGTGAACACCGCCAAGGCCGGTGATTCCGGGCACCCGGAGGCGCACAACCAGATCGTGGATGCAATCACTGAGGCCCGCACGAAGGTTGACGCGGCCGAGAAAACCGCCGAGTGGGCCAGCGTGACGGGCAAGCCCACGATCCCATCCGACCAGGCATCCGCTGTCGCCGCGCTGACCGCACGAGTCGAAGCACTCGAAGCAGCAGTCAACCCACCCGCCGAGGGATAACCCCCTCACTCGCATACCGGGTGGGGTCGTGGCGACCTGGGACGCGCACCACGACCCCACCCCTCACAAAGACGTCCTACGCGTCCCACCAGAAGGAGCGCCATCATGGCAAAGACCAACCAGGGCCCCCGCCCGATCCGCCTCGACCAGTTCAAGGAGCAGCTCGAAGATGCTGGCCTCTCCGGGCTTCAGCCCCTCGAGATCGGCAAAGGCGAATACGTGAACATCCGTCTCGGCATCACCGTGGACGACAGCGCCGAGCACAAGGAGTTCCTGAAGGCCGTTGAGGAAGCCGGGGAGGAAGACGATCAGCGTGAAGCCGCACTGATCGTCCTGGGCGCCTTAGATGACCGCGATCAGGCCGAGGCTGACCTTGAGAAGGTCACCGCTGCCGGGTACACGCCGGGCCTGCTGATGGTGGCGTGGGCGACCGCGACCCGTGAGCAGCAGGAGACCCTGGGGAAAATCAAGTCCCGGAGGTCCTAGCCCTAGTAGGGCCCGCCCCGGAAGCCGTCGAAGCATCCCTGATGCAGGCCTACCCGGGGCGGGGGAACCCCCTACTTGCGGCCCTCCGGGGAGAGATCAGCCCCCGCGAACTGCGCGTGATGATCGAGCACTTGCCTCTGGTGAACCCGGCCCGTACTGAGCTGTACGGGGAGACGTGGACGACCAGTGACTGGCTGATGTGGGGCGTCGAATCCAGGCTGCGAGAACTCCTCTACGCCTACGCGAAAGTCAACTTTGAGGGTGAGCCACCCGACCTGAAGTTCTTCCCCACACCCGACGTGGACGGGGCGGACGAACCGGATCAGGAACGGATTGAGCAGGAAGCCCAGCAGCGGGCGAACCTGACCCGCATCATGCTCGCCGCGCAGAACAAGCAACCGAATATGTGACCCCGCGCTGGGGAGGACGGAGCCCACCATGGCAGACGAGCAGTGGATTGATGTCCTCCCCGCGATGGGGAACTTCAACCAGCGCCTGGTGCGGGAGGCCACGCGCTCGGCAACACAGGCGGGACGACGGGCCGGTGTTGGATACTCGGATGCTTTTGAGGACGCGGCAGACGGTGCATCCGACTCTGCCGTCTCAGAGCTGGAGGCTTCAGAGAAGCGTGCCGCCGGTCTGGTATCCAGGCTTTCCGGCGAAGTCTCGAAGGCCCGACAGGGAATGCAGCGCTCCGCCGCAACTCAGCTCACCGCAGAGCAGCGGCTCGCCGACGCTGTGGAGAAGCATGGTCGCGAGTCCAGGCAGGCCCGCGCTGCAGAACTGAACCTTCAGGCCGCCAGGGGCCGCGCAGCCGACGCCACCCAACGATTCGAGAACGCGGAGGATGGCCTTCGTGAGGCTCAGCGGTCTCATACGAGCATCACTGAGGATCTGGCTCAGGCCCAGCAACGTGCAGCGGAGAGCACGGACAGCGCTTCGCGTAGTACCGGCCGGATGACCGGCGGCCTCAAGGGACTCATCGGTCGCGCCAAAGCCGCTACCGGTGGTGTCGGTGGCCTGGTCACGAAGATGGCCGCCGCCGCTGGCGGGGCGAAGCTCCTCAAGGACGCCTTCTCGCAGGCCATGGACAAGCAGAACCTCACCTCCAACCTCGAAGCCCAGCTCGGCTCCACACCGAAGCAGGCCAAGCGCTACGGCGCTGCTGCCGCGTCCCTGTACGCCAAGGGGTACGGGGAGAACCTGGACGAGGTCGGGACCGCCGTGGACGGCGTCGTGTCCTCCTTCAAGGGTCTGCGTAACTCCTCCAAGAAGGACATCGCAGCGATGACCGGCTATGCGATGGACCTGTCCAAGACCTTCGACGTGGACCTCTCAGAGTCCACCACGGCCGCCAGCGTCATGATCAAAAACGGGCTCGCGAAAAACGGCACGCAGGCGTTCGACATGATGGCCGGGGCCATGCAGAAGATCCCCAAGGGCGTCCGCGACGAGGTCCTCCCCACCCTCACCGAGTACTCGAAGCACTACGCGCAGCTGGGCATCGACGGCAACCAAGCCATGATGATGATCGCTGCTGGCGCCGAGAACGGTGTGATCGGTGTCGACAAGGTCGGCGACGCGATCAAGGAATTCACGATCCGTGGCACCGACATGTCCAAGTCCACGACGGCCACCTATAAGGCGCTGGGGCTGAACACGAAGCAGATCACGAATGATCTCTTGGCCGGTGGGGACAAGGCCAAGGGTGCCATGGGCCAAGTCGTCACCGCGTTGCAGGGCGTGAAGGACCCCGGAAACAAGGCGAACATGGCGATCAGCCTGTTCGGTACCCAGCTTGAGGACCTGGGTACGGAGAACGTGCCCGAGTTCCTGAAGATGATCAACCCCGCCACCCAAGAGACCGGCAAGTTCGCCGGGACCGCGAAGAAAATGGGTGACACCCTGCACTCAGGGGCAGCCAACGGCCTCGAGACAGCAAAGCGATCCTTCCAAAACATGCTCTCCAAGGGTGTGGCACCCCTGCTGGGTCCCGTGGAGAAGTTCACGACGTGGGCGACGAAGACGCCGGGCGTGTTGCAGGGCCTGACGATCGGGTTGGGGGCCGTGGCAGCCGCCTGGCTGGGCGTGACACTGGCCGCGTCCCCGTGGCTGGCGATTGCAGCCGGGGTCGGTCTGGCGATCGCCGGGATCATCGTGGTGATCAAGAACTGGGGGAAGATCTGGAACTGGCTCAAGAATAATGTGATTGGCCCATTCTTCAATTGGCTCAAGCCCGGCTTCAAGGCCATTGGTGACTGGCTCAAATCGGTTTACGAGTCGATTATTAAGCCGGTATTCCACGCGTTCGCAGCGATTGGAAAGTGGCTCTGGCTCAACATCCTAAAGCCCACCTTCCTCGCGATGCGGACCGGATTCAAGATCATCGCCACGGTATTCCTGGCACAGTGGGTGATCATCAAGGCGCTATTCAAGGCCTTCGCTGCGGTAGGCAGATGGCTGTGGAAGAACGCCCTTAAGCCCGCCTTCGGGTGGATCAAGGCAGGCTTCAAAGCCCTCGGCACGGCCATCGGCATCGTCTACCGGGCCGTGATCAAGCCGATCTTCCAGGCCTACGCAGCCATCGGCAGGTGGCTCTGGACGCACGCACTAAAGCCAGCCTTCGGGTGGATCAAGACCGGATTCAGGGCCCTCGGCGCCGGGATCGGCATCGTCTACCGGACGCTCATTAAGCCGATTTTCAAGGCGGCTGGCGTTGTCGGGAAGTGGCTCTGGACCAACGCCCTGAAGCCCGCCTTCAACGGGATCAAGGCCGGGTGGAAGGGCATGACCAACGGGATGAAGTGGGTGTGGGACCACGTCCTCCACCCAGTGTTCAAAGCCGTGAAGAAGGTCATCGGCTCGGTCGCGGACTCGTTCAAGATTGCGAAGAAGGCGATCAAGACCGCGTGGGACGGGCTGAAGAAGATCGCGGCTGCACCCGTGAATTTTGTGATCAAATGGGTCTACAACAAGGGCATCAAGCCGTTGTGGAACGGGGTCACGAAGGTCTTCGGCGGCAAGACGCTGAAGAAGATTGACCCGATCAAGTACCGTACCGGTGGTGTGACCCCCGGGTACACGCCGGGCCGGGACGTCCACCACTACTACTCCCCCACCGGTGGAGCCCTGGACCTCTCAGGCGGCGAGGCCGTCATGCGCCCGGAGTTCACCCGGGCCGTCGGGTCCGGGTGGGTGAACGGGATCAACGCGGCCGCCCGCACAGGCGGCGTGGCAGGTGTGAAGTCTGCCCTCGGCCAGGGGCAGGCATTCAAGGATGGTGGGCTCGTCAAGCCGCTGCACGGGTGGCAAACCGATTTCCACAACTTCGGTGAGAGCCGCGCCGGTGGCAAGCACCAGGGTGACGACCTCGCGGTCGGCACCGGCACGCCCGTGTACGCGGTCATGGACGGCAAGGTCGCCAAGACCGGCTGGAACATCATCACCGGACGCACCGGCAAGGGTGTTTTCCTCGACCACGCTGGCAACCACCACTCCTACTACGGGCACCTGTCCCGGTCGTGGGTGAAGCCGGGCCAGCACGTGAACGCGGGCCAGCAGATCGCCTGGTCCGGCGCCACGGGCCACGTCACCGGCCCTCACCTGCATTTCGAGTGGTGGAACGGAGGGAACTACTACAAGTCGCCAGTGAACCCGGCTTCGATCCTCTACGGCGGGTCCATGCCCAAGGGCGGCGACGTGTTCGCCGGGGCTGGGGCCGGGGCCGCGGCTGAGGCCCCGGCCCAGACTGCCAAGCAGAAGAAGAATGAAGGCTGGCTCGCGAAGCTCGCCGGGCTGGGCAAAAAGGTCGCTGGTGGTGTGGGTGGCTTCATCAAGGGCATCGGGAAGAAGTTCGGGGCGATCACGTCCGGTTTCAAGGACCGCATCAAGTCCCTGGCCGACAGCCCCTGGATTCAATCCATGACATCCGGCGTGAAGTCGCTCGTCGCGAAACCCTTGAAGAAGATCAAGAGCCTCGGACACCGACTCTGGGGCAAGGTCGTGGGAGAGGACATGTCTGGTTCCGCAACCGGCGGCGGTGTCGCCGGTGCGCTCAAGGGCGGCCCGGTCAAGGACCAGGTGAAGTCGGTCGCCAAGAAGTACGGGTGGAACAAGGGTGCCCAGTGGAAGGCCCTGGACCACCTCGTGCAGGGTGAGTCGTCGTGGAACCCGAAGGCCGCTAACTCGTCCAGTCCGGCGCGTGGCCTCTTCCAGAAGATGACCGACCTTCACGGGCCGGTGGAGAAGACAGTCGCTGGCCAGGCCAAGTGGGGTCTGAAATACATCAGGGACACCTACGGGACCCCGGCCAACGCCTACAGCAAGTGGCTGTCTCGGGACCCGCACTGGTACAAGGACGGTGGCATCCTCCCCACCCCGGCGGTTTACGACCAGGGCGGATGGATGCGTCCGGGCCAGACCGGCATCAACTTGTCGGGGAAGCCCGAGCCGGTTTTCACCGCGATGCAGTGGCGGACTCTCAAGGCCGCCGTGCAGCAGCACGACGCCGCAACGACGCGTGAGGGTGATACGTACATCGTCAACGCGAACGAGGCCGTGTCTGGTCAGGAAGTCGTTGACCGGTTGAAGTACGCGACGTTGAAGGCAAGGAGGTGACCCTGTGCAGATCAAGTACAGGGGCGTGACGTTCGGTGGGGACCGTGACTTGGTGGGCATCACCGAGTTCACGGTCCCCACCACGGATCTCCGCAGTGAGTACGTGGAGCGTCTCAACCGTGACGGCATTCTCCCGAGCCGGGATTGGTTGGGGGCGGGTGCGTGGCAGTTCAATGCCCGGACCAGCTACCAGCCGCGCACCCTCGCGGAGGCGTTCGATGCTGTGGCTGCCATTGAGCAGGTGTGGAAGGCGCCGACGGTGCGGGATTCCACGACCACGCAGCCGTTGGACTACAGCCTGGATGGCGGGGAGACCTGGTACCGGGTGTACGGGCGCCCTGGACCGTATACGGGCCCGAACCCGGATCGAATGGCAATCCAGGGTCGCGTGGATGTGACAGCTGAGTTCCAGCAGCTCGATCCGGCGCACTACTCGGCAGCAGAGCACAGTGTGGTGATCCCGGTGGTCCCTGCCTCCCATGGTGGGATCATCGCGCCACTGGTGGCGCCGATTACGACGGTGGCCAGTGGTGAGCCGCGTGTGGGTGGGATCGACAATGCGGGTGACCTGCCCAGTCCCGCACGCGTGGTCTTCCATGGCCCGTGCACGAACCCGATCCTCACCACGGACAAGGGCTACAAGATCGGCTACGTCGGGAGCATCGCGTACGACCAGACGGTGACGATCAGTGCGTGGGATTCCACGATCATCAAGACTCCTCCCCGTGCCAGTGTGGCCGGGGACTTGGATCGTCGGACCCGCCTCTCCCGCCTGGTGGTCCCGAGTGGTCACAGCGAGTGGTACTTCGAGGCGACCGACGCCACGGGCACAGCGTCCGCGACCGTGTACTGGCGCGACGCCTACACAGCAATGCAGCACTAAGACAAGGAGACATCATGGCGATGGATAACGTGCCGTGGCTAGTGGAAGAAGCCGGGGTCGCGCACCCCTCATCGAGCGCACGCACAGTGTTGTGGGCGGCGACGGGCGGGCAGCGTGGCGTGATCGGTGCCGCGTCGATGGCCGTGGTCCCGACTGCAGTGCCTGGCCCGCAGGTGCAGGTGAAGACGGGAGGGTGCGTGGTCCCGTCCACGTACCCGGGAGCGGCGCAGGAGTCCTACTCGATGCGCAACCGGACGGCCACGAACGTGTCGATCAAGGCGACCGGGTCCAGTGGTGGGCGGACGGATGCGATCATTGCCAGGGTCGATGACACTGGCCTCACCGGGATCCATCCCTCCGACGTGCAGTCCTACGACTACGCGAAGATCCAGGTGATTGAGGGCGTCTCGTCGGGCCTGACCGAGGTGGACGCCCTCAACCTGGCCTACCCGGCGGTGCTGCTGGCGAAGGTCACGCTGCCCGCCTCGACGGGCACGGTCACGAAGGCCATGATCACGGACCTGCGGCATATCGCCATGTCCCGCAAGGACACGACCCGGCTGGTGAGGCCACTGATCAACGCTGATGACACCGGCTACAAGCTGGAACTCAACGCTGCCGCGAGCTACGAGGTCTTCCCGAATGTGGACAATGCAGGCGGTGATGGTAAGTGGATGGTCGACATTCCGAAGTGGGCCACCCGCATGCAGATCACCGGCGAGTGGCTGTCGGTGAATGTGCCCCCGGATTCGGGATACGGCTACTTCGCGATCTCCTACGGGCCCAACGCTTTCAACGCCGCCCCGGACCATCAGACACAGTCCTACGGATGGAACGCGGACGAGAAGTCCACGGGGTACTGCCAGGATTTCAAGGTAGCTGACGAGGTGCCGATCCCGTCGGCGTGGCGCGGTACCCGGCAGCCCTTCGTGTTCCGTGGCAAGCGTGGGGACAACACCCGCACGGGGAAGCTCTACATGACCGGCACTTCGGGCGTGATCCTCGACATCGAGTGGCTGGAGCGCCCGGACACTGATCTGCAAGCCGACTGAGGGGGTTCGTGGTGCGTGTGCATCTTGGCCGGCCACTGTCTGGCTTGTGGTTGGATCATGAGGTTCCGGCGACGGCGGTCGATACGACGGAGACCCTGAATGGCCCGGGCGCCGTGTCGATCACGGTCCCTGCCGATTACGCGAACCGGAAGGCCGAGGATGGTCGACGGTTCATCAGTGAGTGGGATGCCGTCCTCGTGGTGGAGGATGACCAGGATCGGATCATCCAGGTTGGTCTCGTGGATCAGGTGACACCCGGTGCCACGTCGACGAGTGTGGAGGCGGGCGGCATCAGCATGGTGCTCACAGGCTGCCCGTATCGTGGTGTCCACAGGAATCTCATCCAGATGCCCGTGGTCACGGTCGCCCAATACCTCCTGGCCGACTACGTTCGCTTCAATCACGGCGGCCTGCCGATCACCATCACCGGGTCCGTGCCGGGCGTGACCGTGGGCGTGGACGCCACGGCAGCGTGGAAGACCGCCAACACCAAGAACACGGCGGCTCAGGCGCTCTGGGAGAACGCGAAGTCGGAGCAGGCCACCGCGAGCAGCCGCACCAAGTCCGCGTGGGCGTCCATCTTCCACGAGTGCGGGATGTCGAAAATCGGGAAGATCGTCAAGCGGAAGACCGCCCCGACCACGGCCATGACCACCACCGTGTGGATGGACACCTCCACCAGCGCGAAGACCCTGAAGTCGTACAACGCGAAGTCGAAGAAGTGGGTGTCTCGCCCGACTGCGACCGCCACCTACACCTTGTGGGAGAAGTCGAAGGTCTGGGAGAAGAACGCGAAGGCCGCCACGGCCAAGGCTAAGACCGCTTACGACAAGACGAAGGATGCCCTCTCCGCGCTGGACGAGCAGGCTGCGCAGCCGTACACGATCAATTGGTGGGACACACAGGACATGTCCAGTGTGCTCGGTGACCTTGTGACCGCTGGGGCTGAATGGGCGGAATCGGCGAAGTGGGACGGACAGGATCTCTCCCATCAGATCGTCTTCCGCAAGCCGGGCCAGGTCCGTCACGATGACCTCCGCTTCGAGATCGGCGTCAACCTCCAAGAGGCCCCCGAGATCGCGTATGCGGACCCGTACACGGAGGTGTACGTGCTCGGGTCTGGTGAAGGCTCGAAGACTGTGCATGCGTCATCTGGTTGGGATGCGGGCGGTCGTGTGCGCCGCGTGAAGGTCGTCTCAGATCAGGACCAGAAGACCACGGCGGCATTGGAGAAGCTCGCGGCCCGCGAACTGGCGAAGGTCAAGAAAGCCACTGGCGTGCAGATCAGTTCGATCACGGTCACGGATCACCCGTTCGCCCGCTGGACCCAGTACGACGTCGGCGACCTGATCCGCGTGATCGGCCCGGTCGCTGGTGTCGGTGACGTGGATGTGTGGTGCCGCATCACAGAACGCACAATGTCCGGGTCGACGGACAAGGTGAAACTGAGTTTGGAGGCTACAGACGCATGAGTGAGAACAAGCCCGACCTGCGCGCTATCGAGGCGCTGGTGGCCAAGGGTGCAGAGCAGGACAAGCGCATCGCGAAACTGGAGCGGGCAGGCCGCCTCTCCAACGCGGCCATCGACGCGGGCAGCCTGACGATGAAGGACCAGGACGGGAACCCGGTCGCCGTGTGGGATACGACGGGTGGGAGCCTGTCGGTCACGTACCCGCAAGGCCCTACCCCCGCCACACCCACGGCCCCGACTGTGGCGGGCGTGACTGGTGCCCTGATCGTGCAGTGGGACGGCACCTACACCGACGACGCACCGGCACCGACGGACCTGTCTGCGGTGCACGTGTACGCGAACCCGGCGACCGGCCTCGAATCCGACGACCCGGACGACCCGGTAGACCCCGACCTGCTCGAGGACGACTGGGTGCCGGACTTGCACACCCTGGTTGGCGTGATCACGTCCACCACGGGCGGCACGATCAGCGCGAGCCTGGACCCCGGCACGTATGACGTCCGCCTCGTTGCGGTCACCCTCGCAGGCATCCAGTCCGAACCGACCGCACCTGTTGAGGCCACGGTCCCCGCGCTCGCTGATGACCCTGAGTTGGATGCTGCCCTGGTGGAGCTGGATCAGAAGCTCTCCGACTCGGAAGGCAACATCGACGCGGCGAAGGAGCGCCTGGACGCGGCTGAGGGGCGTCTGGATCAGGCGGAGCAGGATGTGGCTGAGGCTGCGCAGGACGCGAAGGATGCGGGCTTGCTCGCTTCGCAGGCTGATGGGAAGGCCACGAGTGCGGGTCAGGCCGCGTCGGATGCGCAGGAGGCTGCAGATCAGGCGGGCCAGGATGCTGCTACGGCGGCGGGGATCGCGGCGGGTAAAGGTGACGTGCTCATCGGCGACCAGGTGCCAGCCGAGGCACTGAGGAAGCCCACCACCCTGTGGATCGACACCCGGGACCGGACGAACCTCTTCGTGAACCCGTCCTTCGAGAGCGGGCTGAAGCAGGGTGACCTTCTCACTGGAAATGGTGGTGGTGCCAGGAATGAGGTGGTGACGGACTGGGCTGATACAGGCACCCAGTCGCTGAAGATCACTCCGAACGGTTCGTCGAACGCCGCATCGTTCTACCCGGTCAGCAACGGCAGCGGTGCTGCTGCTGCTGCTGCTGCTGCTTATGGTCTGGTGCCGGGGTCCACGTGGACGCTCGCGGCAACGATCCGGATCACTGCCGTGCAGACCGGCACCCTGGACTCTGCGGCCCGGAAGATCACGGTCGGCACCGTCGACGGGGCCGGGGCCACCAACTACGTCTACGCGACCTCAAGTCAGGCACCCAACGCTGCTGGCGTGACCCGCCTGTCCGTGACGTTCACGGTCCCCGCCACAGCGACGGGTGGTGTGTTCTTCCGCCTCATGAACGGCTCACCCACCACACCGGTCTACTGGGACTCGATGACCCTGGAATCCGGGTCCACGGATGGGTCCTGGTTTACGCCGGGTGCGTCGGTGAATACGCCGCGCCGGTGGGACGGATACACGTGGGCACCGGTGACGGATGCGACCGCCGTGCAGGCGGCACAGGCGGCTGCGGCAGCGCAGAAGGCCGCCAACGATGCCATGACTGCGGCAGGTGCAGCTCAGGATTCCGCTGATAGTGCGTTGACGATGGCGGGCAAGAAGTCCACTGTGTACTACTCCACGGCGAATCCGTCGGGTACGGGTACCACGACCGGTGACGTGTGGCGGAAGATCGACGGATCCAAGAACGTCATCGGTGAATGGTACTGGAACGGGTCGGGTTGGCAGGCATCCCAGATCACCACGCAGATGATCAGCAACCTCGACGTGGGGAAGCTGACGTCGGGCACCGCCGCCATCAACAACGCCGTCATCTCGAAACTGTTCGCGGAGATTTTTGCGGCGAAGAAGATCAGCGCCACCGAGGCTGACATTCAATCCCTGACGGCGGCAGTTGCGCAGATCATCCAGTTGGATGTGTCCCAACTCGTCGTCACCGGGTCGGGCACGTTCAACGAAGCCGTCATCAAGAAACTCTGGGCACAAACACTCACCGTGGTGGACCTGATCGCGGATGCGATCAACGGTAAGACGATCAAGGGCAACCTGATCAGTGGTGCGGATATTGAGGGGTCGACTTTCCGGCTACTCGGTGACCAGTCTGGGCCTGGGTCTGGGTCTGGGTATGACTTTGAGATCAACCGGGACAATGGTGGCGCGTACCTGGGATTCCACATTGGTGGGGAGACCACACCAGGCACGATCCGCGTATTCGACTCCGACCCGGCTTATGCCACCGACCAGCCCACGCTCGTCATGCGACCCCCGAATAACAGCAAGTACCCGTCCCGGACCGCACTCCGACTCCTGGCGGGCACAAGCGCGTCAGGGGGCGACCACGGGCAATCCCGCCTCGACTTCCCCGGCAACTTCTCTATGGCGTCCGAACTGTACGGAAAGTACCCGTCCGGCGGGTTGAAGACGATTCAGATCAACGACTCAAATCCTGGTGGAGACACGCTCTACACCATCAAGTCGCTGGGCATGGCGAAGAACACGACAGTCGGGTCAGCGAACGTCTACATCTCCGACACCGGGTACCTGTACAAGGGCCAGTCGCTGAGCAAGTTCAAGCTCTCCATCGAGCCGATCCCCGAGGATCAGGTTCAGCAGCTGTTGGACCTGGACCCGGTCTGGTTTTTCGACCGGGGCGAGGCCGAACGCCTGGCCGAGTACGAGACAGTCCTCGACACTCACGGGCCCGAGGCCGCCGAAGCCTACGCGAGGACCACGGACGTCCCGTCGAATCTCAAGCGGAAGCCAGGGTTGATCGCGGAGGACGTCGCTGAGAAGGCGCCAGCGTTCGCGACCTACGACTACGACGGGCAGGTGGATGGTGTCGCCTACGAGCGCATCGGGGCCGCACTGATCCGCATCGTGAAACAGCAGCGTGACCAGATCGCCGACCTGACCGCCCGCCTCGAAGCCCTCGAAGCCAAGGAGAAGGAATCATGACCATCCAGATACCGACCGCCGCCGAGTTGGAGGCGGCGACCCCCGACGTCCTCCAGGCCCTCACCGACGCCGTTAGTGCCGAGCAGGGCCGACGCCGGGCGGCAGCAGAGTTCATGGTGCTCGCGGCCGCGCAGCTGCAGGAGGCCCGCGACGCCGGTGCCGCACCCACACCCGAGGACGGGGCACCCTGGGTGCAGCCCACATCCGCATTGGACGCGTACAAGGCAGGCGACATCGTCGTGCACAACGGCATCCGGTGGGCCAGCCTCACCACACCCAATGTCTGGCGTCCTGGTGAGTCCGGCTGGCGGGCCATCTCCAACGCTGACGGGTCCACTGACGGCGGGGACACGGGATCGGGCGCCATGCCCTACGTGCCCCCGACCGGACAACACGACGCGTACAAGGCCGGTGACCTGGTGACCTACCAGGGGAAGACGTACAGCTCAAAGATCGACGGGAACGTCTGGACGCCAACGGACTACCCAGCAGGGTGGGAAGAGGTCACCCCATGAGACCTCACTGGATCAAGCGTGCGTGGGGCGCGGTGCGTGAGCCTCGGGTCATCACGATCCAGGTGGCGGCACTGTATCTGCTGCTGGGGACGGCTGGCCTGTCAGCGGTCATCAACCCCCCGAACTCGGTGGATGGGCCGCTGGGTCCGGCGTACTCGGTGATCTGGGCGTGGTCGATGATGCTGGGCGGGTATGGGGCAGCGATCTTCACGCCGTCTGGTGCCTGGCTGTGGGAGCGCCCGTGCCTGGTACTGGTGACCGGATCGGTGTCCTTATACCTGTACACGATCATCGCGCAGGCACTGGTCACGACGGGCGCGGGGAACAGGTGGCCGCAAGCGTTGGTGGTGTCGGCGCTGCTGCTGTGGCTTCTCATCCGCTTGCAACGCATCTTGCGGGAGCCGTACGAGCCTGGCCGCTAGGAGGTCACCTGTGGAAGAAAACCCCTGGGTGAAACTGCTGGGCATCATCTTCGGCTCTACGACTGTCGGTGTGGCCGTGAACTCGGCCATCCAGAAGTGGACTGGCCGGGCCGAGGCCCGCCGCCTCCGCAACAGGGAGATCGCTGAGGAAGCAGCCGCCCAACGCGCCACCGTGGATCGAGCCGAGGACCGTGAGGACTACGAACGCAGGTGGCGCCAGATCCTCGAGTCTGAGAACGCCGCCCTCCGCGTCCAGCTGATCCACGCAGGCGGCACACCACCCCCACCCCCAGACATCCTCAAACTCCTCGGCCCCCGACCATAGGTCAGGGGCCTTCCTTATGCCCGAAAGGGGTAGCGCATGGCCTGGTATCCCAAGGCGTTGAAGAAGCCCATCAGCCACAACTACACGCGGACCGTGACGGCGAAGGATTGCGTGATCCTGCACACCGCAGCCAGCAACGGAGATTCGTTGCAGGGCTGGTTCAGCAACCCGTCCGCGCAGGCGTCGAGCCACTTCTACGTCCGCAAGACGGGCATCGTCGAGCAGATGGTGGACACGGCCTACATGTCGTGGGCGAACGTCCAAGGCAACCCGCGCTCAGTGACCATCGAGACCGAGGGCCTGGGCTCGGAGCCGTGGACCGCGAAGCAGGTGCAGGCCATCGTCGCGCTGTGCCAGTGGGCGTGCAAGCAGCACGGCATCCCCGTCCGGCAGATGGCATCCTCCGTCGTCACGGAGAAGGGCATCGGGTGGCACCGGCTCGGCTGCGACGGCAACTACCCCTCCACCCCGTCGATCCTCAAGGGCCGTAGCCAGCGGGGCGGCGGGGAGGACTGGACCGGCGCCGCCGGATACGGACGCGCCTGCCCAGGGGACGACAGGATCAAGCAGATGCCCGCGATCATCAAGGCCGTGGGCGGCAAGGAGGACAAGGTGACAAAGAGACCACACATGGTCAGTCCGTTCCAGGGCTGGCTCTCAGCAAGATGGCACGGCTACCTGAACCACGCGGGCATGGATATTGCCACGCCCGTGCCTGGGCAGGTCGGCCTACCGGTCTACGCAGCATTCGCGGGGACCGTCAAGAAGGCGGTCACCTGGTCCAAGCATGGCAACTCCCTCTCCACGTGGGCACCAGGCCGCACCGGCAACGGCGTCCTGATCGAGAACCCGGACGGGGAGGGCCAGGGCTACAACCACATGCGCCCCATCGTGAAGGTCGGGCAGAAGGTCGTGCAGGGGCAGGTGATCGGCTACAACGACACCTCAGGGCACCAGACTGGACCGCACCTGCACTTCGAGTGCTGGGCGGACGCCGACAACCCGTATTCGGATTACGACCCGCAGCGTTGCTTCACCAAGTACGGGGTGAAGGTTGGCTCCGCGCCGGTCAGCGTGGTGGGATCCAAGACGCCTGCCAAGCGGCCCTCGTCCAAGTACCTGTACGCCAAGCTGAGGGTGGATGGGGTCAAGGGCCCCACCACGATCACCGCCTGGCAGAAGCTCCTCAAGCGATACGGCTACTACAAGCGCACTACAGACGGCACGTGGGGCTACTACACGGCGCTGGCCATGCAGGCGTGGCTACGCAAGAAGGGCACCTACACCAAGAAGTACAAGCTGGACGGCGTATGGGGCAAGGCATCCATCAAGGCCCTACAGACCTACCTCAAGAAGACCAAGCGCCTCGACGCCAAGAAGTGGCGCACCGACGGCCTGGAGGGCCGTGAGACCGTGAAGGCCGAGCAGCGGCATCTGAACGCATGGAGGAAAAAGTGATGAGAACTCGAACGATCGGCAAGGTCACCACGGCCTCGGCCACCGGTGGCGCAGTGGGTGCGGCGCTGGCGGGCATCATCGTCTGGGTGCTGGAGCGTGCTGGTGTGGACGCTAGAGAGCTGGAGGCGCCCATCACGGTGGTGCTGACGGCGCTGCTGGGCCTGCTGGGCGGCTGGGCGGTCCCCGCGCCCAACGAGGAGGACCTCGGTGAGGACGACGGAGCGCCGGAAGACCCAGAGCAGGTGGAGAACGTGGCCGACTACTACGACCCTGCCACGGACACCGAGACGAACCCGGAGCAGAACGCCCCGGTGGAGGATGCTGATCCTTATGAGCCCCGGCACTCGGCATGATCCCCAGCGTGGTGGCTGGGTCACGACCACCACACGTGCACGCCGCTGACGGCACAAACACGAGCGCCCCCGCATCATTGCGATGCGGGGGCGCTTTCGTGCTGTCTATGGAATCATCGCCCATACTTCGCAGTCCGGATCATCCTCGTGGTCCCACACTCGAACAAACCCATGCCGACCGAATAAACGCTGGCTCGGCACGTTGTACTTTCTGATATGCGCCCAGACCGGAACAGGGCAATCGACTTCTTCCATCCCGGTGCTATGCCGAGCGTCGAGCTCAGCCGCGCACCGTAAACCCCTAAGAACCGCAGCATCTCCCACACCCTTGCCACGGTACTCGACCCCTACCGCAAGGCACGCGATCAAGAGCTGGCCAAAGACCTCGCCCGTATCGGGGGCTGTACCACGCTGCACCTCCAGCTCAACGAACCCAGCCAACGTAGAGCCCTCGTATCCGACTTGAATCGTCCGGTCGTAGTTGTTGCCGCGTGGAGCGCAGGCACGCACGTGATTTTGCACTGCCAACTCGTGCGGGTACTTATGAGGGACTTTCCCTGCACCGAGCTCATATCGGGGTGCTCGGGGAGGATCGGCACACACGAACTGCTTGAGGTCTTGTATGTGCTCCCGGCTTAGCTCATGCCAGTCGAGCACGGCGAAGTGCGCGGATATACTCCGTAGCCCGGACGACTTGAGCGTTCGTCATCCTCGCGTCAATCATGTCGAACTTTGCAAGCTCAGCCTTATGCCGAGCTTCCGTGAAGCCGTAGCCATCATCCAACTCAGACGACTCGCTGGAACGTGCCGCGATGGCCAATCGTGCTTGAGTTGCCGTGGGCATCTTCGGTCTCCTTCCTAGCTGTCTACAACAGGTAGACACCCAAACCATAGCGCGAAAGTGTCCAGCAACGCGAGTCATCAGTGACAAGTCACACCTGTGGATGGACATCACCAGATGCCCAGGATCACAGGGAAGTCGACAATTCGAACCTGTGGACTCGATGTGGACAACTAGGACTGGCGTTCGACGAGTGTCCAACCCACCACCCACGCCCCACCCTTCACCGGGCGGGGCGCTTTCGTCGTTTCCGGGGCACCTCACTTACCTCTCCACTCACGCACCGTGTAGACTAGAAAATGGTGCGGATGACCCGCACCCGATATGAAGGCCGGGGCTCGATACACGAGTCACCGGCCTTTTGGCGTCCCAAGCGTCTTCTCAGGATCGGGAAAGCAGCGATGCCAACCTCGCACGGGCACCACGGCACGAGTCGGAATAGGGGCCACTAGCTCTGTGTGAACAGCTCATCCATGAACCCGTCATCGGGCTCATGTCCTGTACGGACGAGGACCTCGAGGCGAGCGAAAGCGCGCACAAGCTCGGACTGTGCCGCCGCCGCGAACCGCGCCTGCGCCACCGCGTTACCAAGGTCATCCGTGTTCAGAGACGTCATCGAACCGCGATCTTGCTTCATGAAGTCCGCCCGCTCCTTCAGGCGTTTGGACAGGTCATCCGTTATCGGCGTCTTTCCAGTTTCCACAACACTGCCCCTTCGATAGGTGAGCACCATTACAGGCTACGCCTCGACACTCCGGGAGCCCCTGCAACTCTCATCCGACAACAGCCCGTATTCGTGCGTTCAGGGTCAGGCGACGCACGCATCGACCGCGGAGAACCCACCCCATACCTACGCACGCGGAGAGATCGGGGACTAGGACGCCTTGCGGCTGTTGATGTCTGATACCGGAGCCACGGGACCAGGCACCACCACGTCCGCGTCCATCGTGTCCGCCAGCCTCGCCAGCCCGTCCAGGTCTGCCCGCTGGTAGATCTGCACCGCCTCCAAGTCCGCGTGCCCACCCCAACGCATCAGCTCCGCTCCCGTCGCCCCGGCACGTCCCACACGTGTGAGCGCGGTCTTCCGCAAGTCATGGAACACGAACCCGGTGAGCGTCGGGCCCTTCGCCTTCACCTGCTCCGCGTTGTGCGCGTCCCTCGCCGCGTTGAAATGCGTCCGCAGCACGTTCGGGTGCAGATGGAACCGGCCCCGCTGCTCCCGCGGGAACAGTAGCCCGTCCTCACCCATGCCAGCCCACGCCAGCAGGTGAGCATCCACCGCACCAGCGAGCGCCGCGGGCACCGGCACGTCACGGTTCCCTGCCTTCGTCTTCACGGTCTCCTCACGCAGCCCACCGCCACGGGCCTGCACCTGCCGCTCCACCCGCACAAACCGATGCCCATCCGCCTTCCATAAGTCACGGCGTCGCAGCCCCAGCACCTCACCGATCCGCAGCCCGCACCAGGCGGCCAGAAGGACGGCCAGACGCTCAGAGTCAGGCATGCCAGCCGCTAACGCCGACACCTCCCCCGGCGTCGCCACCTCACGATGCGGCTTCCGGATTGGCTTAGCCCGCCCCGTCGTGATCCGCGCCGGATTCCCCTCCATCACCGGCACGAACCCCGCCGGAAGATGCGCAGCCGCGCCAGACCCGTACGAGTACATCTGCGAGAGCGTGGACAGGGCCATGGCCGCCGAGCCCCGCTTCACCATGCCGTCGTACCAGGCTTCCACCATCTTCGGTGTCACCTCCGCCGCCGGTATGCTCCCGAAGGCCGGTTCGATGTCGTGCGCGTACCGGCGCTCCCTCGAATACAACGTGCCCTGCTTGAGGTCGCGGCGCTTCTGCCACGCCATCCAGTCGTCGTAGAGGTCCTGCACCGTGTACATCTTGGCTGCCCGCTCCGCCTCCGCCTGGGCTGCAGCGTCCCTCTCCCGCTGGCGCCGCACCGACGGTGGCACAAAGGTGCGGGACGCGATCTCACCGCGAGCAATATCCAGGGCCGTGGACGCGTCCGCCAGCGCGTGGAACGTGCCCAGCGTGTACTGGCAGCCCTCCCACCTGACCCGCACCTTGTACCTACCCGATCCCGTCACGCTCACCCCGGACGGGAGCTTCACCGCACGCCCCAC